AGAGTTATGTTTGGTTTGAGTTTAATCATATGTCGGTCGAAAAAAATTTGTTCAACAGAGTATTCTGGTTTCCGTAATTTTACAAGAGAATCATCACCTTTAAACAAACCACATTTAATATTTTTCCTACCATAAGCAATAAAAGCAAACAAGCAACTTGAAACAGTGTTAAAAACCAAGGTCCAAGCAATTCCGCTGCTCATCATCATATAAGTTCTGCCTTTACACATGAGAGTTCGATGCTGTGTCTTCCATTCAGTGACAATTTGCGAAACTAGATCCCACACATCAAAATTGACAATGATTCCAATTCTAATACAAAAAAGCGAGAACAACCGAAAAATCATTAGATATAAAACTTCATCGTAAGTGGTATCCATGGAAGTCACGTCACATTCACCAAAACAACCTTCTGCATCTTTATACAATATCTCACGCGAAAATTCGCTCAAAGTTTCATCATTTACACCATCAACACAACAAAATAAATATTCTTTTCTAGTTGCATTTTTAAGAAAGTCCGCAAAAACACGAACGAAATCTCCAATGACTAATGGCATTAACTTGTTCATAGAGTTCACGGGTTGACCTGCCTTCAATTTACTCCAAGCTGGTTGACTGAAAGGTTCTTCTAATTTATGTTGGTTTTTCATTATGTAATCAGTTTTTGTGAGAAAACTAATGTCACCCATATAATCTTCAATATCTCTTTCACGAATCCTGTACAGACCACCTTCCTTATTTTTTTGGTGCACAAGAAATGTTGCATGTCCTTTCATTATTAGATCATCAACGTGTGGTAGAATTTCCGGTTCTTGAAAGATTTCTCCAAAGCAACCATCAACAACATTTTTCATGAATTCTTGTATAGCATGTGAACCGCCATACCGCCTTCTTAAAGTTTTTTGATAATCATCTAAATTAGTAAATTTTGGAAAACCAAACCGTAAACATAAAGTTAAAGTGTTGTAATATGCTGAGTTACTTTGGTGTAGAACACCATAAGTGTAAGGGGAAAAGGAGACGTAATCGAGAGCAGTTTGTGTAGAAACATTCAAATTGGAGTAATCAAAGGAAACGAAATCAGTTCGTAAGTTTTTAAACATTTGTAGTATTAATTTAGCATCAAAACCAACGTTTAATTGTTTCGTTTGCATATCAACATACATAGGTTGATGAATTTTTTCCATAATTAGAATTTCATTAATATTAAACAAAGTGTATTGATCGAAATGGAATAGAGGTTTTAAAGGTTCAAAAATTTTTTCTTTAATTGATTTACAATAACCAATAACGCTTAAATTTTCCATATTTGGGAAAAACAATTCTAGTTTATCAGGGATATTCACATTGCCTTCAGGAGTTTGAATATGTTGATTTTTTTGATACACATAATCAAATTCTTCAAAACCATTTACATGTTCAAAACTACGCAAATCATTGACAATAAAAGAAGTATTCAATCGAACAAATAAAGTTTCATCGGTGAAAATAGTGCCTTCAATTGGGAACAGCATTTCTTTTATGTATGCGATTTTTCCTGACATTTTCGTTTCGTGTTTTAGCAAGTATTCCAAATCTATGGTGCTGAAAGTGAAATTGATTCTTTCATCTCGCGGTAGAACAAGATTAATAACTCTGTTTTTCCTCCTTTCAAAAATCATGGAACGTGCTTCCGGCAAATTACATAAATCATCGCGCATGAAATCAAAAATCAATAATTTTCCAACAATTTTGAAAAAAGTTTCAAACGGGTGATTGCATGCATATAACAGATCACACGAGTTGTTAATAAAAATTGCAAATTGATGTGAAATGGAAAAGTAGTGTATGGTTAGCAAACGTAAAATATTTAATATGGCGAGTGGTTCATAAACGAGAGCAATTGTGCTGACAATAATCATAATAAAATCCCCAAAGACAATTTCATTGCGATTTATCGATTCTGTATCATAACATTTCCGAATGAATTCATTCCAAACAATATGTAAAGGTGTTGCTATAAAACGCGGAAGTGACATGAAAATCCCGTGTGAGACACAATGCAAAAGAAACGCACGTTTGGTTTTGTTATATTCAAGTGACATAATTAAATGACGACCATCGAGTGGATGCAAAATCAATTCTTCAAAAATAGGTGCTTCGAACCGA